CTACAGCGTAACCTCCAGACTTGCCGCGGGTCCGGCACCAAAACTGGCGGACAATTGCGCAACACGCAGCACCACCATGCCGGTAGCGCCATCAGCAGATTGCATCGCGCCGGTATAGACCCAGCCCGGCGCCGAGCAACGATCCTCACGCAGAAGCACCGCCCCTTGCCAGAGCTGCACGAGGTAATCCTCGCGCTCCTCCCCCATCGGCACGTCGGCAGCCTGCCAGCTGTCCCCGTCGATCCGGCTGCGGCGCACCCAGGTGAACGCCAGATCCCCCGCCTGCCGCTGCTGCTTCAGGTGACAGGGCGCATAGGGACGCAGGCCCACACCCGTGAAAGCCGCCACCCGATGCGTGACCGTCGGATGGTCATACCCCCGTGCGGCGACACCAATCCGGTAGTGCCGCTCCAGCCCGCGCAGGCTGGGCGGCAGGTCGATCTGCGCCAGCGCCCCGTCCAGCAGAACGATCTGGCTGCCGATGGGCCATTCACCGGGCATCACGCCGTCGGTGCCCGCCTGCCCGCGCAGCCGCATCCGCAGCTCGTAGGTCATCGGCGCCACAAGCTGCGCTTCGGTGAACTGAAACACCTCCCAGATGCCGCTGTCCGGATCACCGATGGCCATGGCATTGGCCCCGCCCAGCACCCCGCGCGGCCCGGCCGAAATCAGATGCCCCGAGCTCAGCCGCACCCGCAACCCCGCGCCGCGATCCCAGCGCCCGGCAGGCGCGCGCGCCAGCACCGTTTCGGTCCGCCCGATTGTGGCACTCCGGTTGAGAGTGGTATTCAGCGCATAGCCCGCATCCTCCGCCGCCGACCACAGCGCGACCGTTCCCGGCCAGGGCCTACCGCCCACAGCCAGATGCGGCGCCCCGGGAACCTCAGAGCCTGTCAGCAGCGGCAGGTCGAGAAACACCGGATAAACCGGCAGCGGCGCCAGATATGCACGGGGCTCCGGAATTTCCTCGGCATGGGGCGCAGGCAGGTACAGCCCGCGTTCCGTGCGCACACCTTCGGCCATCAGAACATCACCATGTTCCAGCCGGTCGATGCGGTAGTCTGCCCCCGCAACCCGCGCGACCTCGCCCACGCGCAACGCCATGGCCGAGCGTGGCAGTGCGAAACGCAGGGTATCGCGCGCCACCTGCGCCTCGGCCAGCCAGCGTTCGGCGATGGCAGCACCCTCGGCCCGCGTCAAAACCAGCGGCAGATCGGATTGCGCCACCGTCGGCACCGCATCCCCCGGCGCCACGGCCCCCGCCTGTCGCGACGCAAAATCACCATCGGCCTCGGTAAAGCCCAGCATCACCCGCCCGGCACTCTCCGGCTCGGGGCTGCGGCTGGTCTCCACCGGCCCAGACAGATCGGCCGAAACCGCGAGGCGATCCGTTGCGAATGCCGCCCCCATCTGCCCGTCGCGCATGCGAAACACCAGCTTGCCGCCCTGATCCGTCGCATCGAACCCATAGGCCAGCATCAGCGGCTGCAACGCAGCGCGGGCCGACCCGATCTCGGTCAGGTGAAAGCCGCGCACCACGCCGACCAGATCGGAGGCGTCGAATTCCGTCAGCCCCGCCTGCTCGCAAATCTCGGCCACCACCGCCGCAAGCCGCTGCCCGGCGATACGTCCTGTGATCCAGTGGCCGCGCGCGTAATTGCCACCATCGCTCCAGACGCTCGCCATCGCCGGAAAGGCCGGATAGGGCCGTGCATCCCAGGCCCAGACATGCGACCGCGCCGTATCAAGCATTGGCCCCTCATAGAGCGCAGAGCGCGGGTTATGATCCGGGTCGGTCCAGTATTCATGAAAGGCCAGCAGATAGTGCATCTGCATCAGATCGTCGCGCCGCCCGGTGGAAAACTTCGGCAGCACGGATTCCGAGGATTTCGGGTCCAGAAACTTGTTCGGCTGGTTGGTGCCCTTGTCGATGGCCGCACAGCCGTATTCTGTGAACCAGATCGGTTTTGACTGCGGCACCCAGTCGGTCGCCCCCACAGCACGTACCCCGTCGATCCGGTCGTGATGGCGTTCCGACCACCAGGACCGCAGATCCTTGTAGCGATAGATCCAGGGCTCGCCATAGGCACCGTCCTCAATGGGGCGGCGACGTTGCAGGCGTTCGGCCTCGTCACTGTCGTAATACCAGTCGAACCCCTCACCGCCTGCAACATTCGTCTTCAGGTAGTCGAGGTCATAGATCCGGCGCGCGCCCGCATCCAGATGCCCTTCCTCGTCGCGCCAGTCGCTCAGCGGCATGTAATTGTCGATGCCGATGAAGTCGATATTCAGATCGGCCCACAACGGATCGAGGTGGAAATACACATTCCCGCCCGTATGATAGCCGAAATACTCCGACCAGTCGGCAGCATAGCTGATCTTCGTGGCAGGCCCGAGGATCGCCCGCACCTCTGCCGCAAGCTGGCGCAGCGCCGCCACCGCCGGAAAGCTGTGCCCCGGCCCGCGGATCTGCGTCAGCCCGCGCATTTCAGACCCGATGCAAAACGCATCCACCCCACCCGCCGCCGCGCAAAGATGCGCGTAATGCAGGATGAAGCGGCGATAGCGCCACTCATCCGCGCCGGCATAGCTGACCGTCGCGCCCTCGACGGAAAAATCCTCGGGCTGCGCGCTGCCAAAGAAATCGGCCACCTCGGCCAGCGCGCCCGACGTCTGATCGCTCGATCCCGCCCGCCCCGGCGCCTTTGCCAGCGTGATACGGCCACGCCAGGGCAAGGGCGGCTGATCGGCCGCACCATCCCAGGGGTTTTGCAGCCCGTTGCCCGCCAGTTGTTCCATCAGGATGAAGGGGTAGAACATCACGCTCTGCCCCTTTGCCCGCAGCGCCGTGATCGCCTCCACCACCGCCGCATCGGCGGGTGTGCCGCCGTAGACAGAGCTCCCGTCAATGCGAGGCACCTCCTGCGCCGCATCGCGCCCGATGCCGCCCGCGCGCCAGACCATGCCCACGCCTTCCTGCGCGGTCTGTTCGACCTTGGGACGGATCTCGCAGTCCCCGCAGCGCAGGTCACTGCCGAACCACGATACCACCAGCGAGACCGAGCCGCAGTTCGGCGCCTCCTCCTCAAGCTGTTTCAGCGAGGTCAGGAAATCGCTGCGCCCTGAGGGCGAGTTCACATTCGCCGACCGCACAGCTGCATCGCCCTCGGCATAATGAACTGCCGTCGTCGCCAGCGAATATTCGCCCGTGCCGGGGATCAGCGCGACCGCACGCACCGCCTCCTGAAGGCTGGTCATCGCCTCCGCCGCAGCCCCCTGCGCCGGGCGGATCACCTCGAAGGAAAGCTGCGGCACCCGGTTGCCGAAACGGCCAAGCTCCAGATCCTCGATCACCACATAGGCGATACCACGATAGGCTGGCGCCAGATCCGCACCCTCCACCGCCTCGATCTTCGGATCGGGCAGTTGCGTCTCGCTGCCGGTATAGACCCGCAGGTTCAAATCACCCGGCGCGATTTCCACCCCGTCGGCCCAGATCCGGCCAATGCTGGAAATCCGCCCCTGACACAGCGCGACGGCAAGACTGACGCTGTAGGAATAGGTCGTGGTGCGCGGCCTCGGCGCACCCTTGCCGCCGCCAGTGGTGCTGGTCTGCTCCATGAAGCGTGTGGCCCAGATCACCTGACCCGCCACCCGCACCCGGCCAAAGACCTGCGCCACCGCCGCCCCTTCCGAGGCGCCCATCAGGCGGAAACGGTCCACCCGCCCAACCTCGATCGCCTCGGAGCCCGCGCCCAGCAGCTTCTGATCCAGCACGCGGCCCAGCGTGGCGCCCACCGCGCGGCCGATGACCGCGCCGGACAGGCCCAGAACCGTGCCGCCAAAGCCCGATCCGATTGCGGCCCCCGCCGCGGACAGCAGTATCGTCGCCATTCAGCGCGCTCCTTCGAAGATTGCTCAACCGCGCTCTGCACGGTCAGGAAATGCGAACCGCGCCGCGATGCGGCGCTTCCAGGGGGCAGACAGCGGGCTTTCGATCACCCCATGCCCCGTATAGGCGTGAACGAAGCTTTCACGCCGCCCGACCTCGGCCATGATGCCCAGATGCTTCGCCACGCTGCCCTCGCGCATGCGAAACAGGATCACATCGCCCGACGCGAGTTCTGTCAGCGGCCTGGGGATCAGAAACTGCGCCCCCGCCGCCAGAAGCGCCTCTTCTCCCGAGGGTTCGGCCCAGTCCTGCGTATAGGGCGGAACTTCGGTCGGCTCCGGCCCCACCAGCTCCCGCCAGACGCCACGGATCAGGCCAAGACAATCTGTCCCGGCCCCCCGTGTCGCGCATTGATGCAGGTAGGGCGTGCCAATCCAGCGCCGCGCCTCGGCAACGATCTCCTCCCCCCGGTTCATCCGCGCAGACTCCCGCCGTCATTGACCAAAGACGACGACGGGAAAGAGGTCAGCCAGTCCTCGCCCGGAATATGCGGAAAGCCACGAAAGTTCAGGAAATTGTTGAACTTCTGCCGACAGGTCTCAGCCCGCTTGTCGCATCCCGCCACCAGCCGTACCGACGTGCCCGCCGCCACATCAGCACCCAAGGCGCGCCACAGCCCGATCTCGCGCCGCCCGTCGGCAAGGATGCGGTCTGTCTTGATCGACCCCGACAGTCCCGCAGCCGCCCCGTCGCGCAAAGTCAGCACCCCGCTTGCGAACCAGCCCTGCGGACATTCGGCCAGTGGGGCAAAGCGGAACACCCTTCGCTCCGTCACCTCGGCGAGCACACAATCGGCAGTGAACTGCGGGTCTTGCAGATCCACCCCGCACTCCCGATCCCCAAGCAGCGCTGCGCATTCGCGCTGATAGACCCGCCCCTGCGGATGGTTCAGCCGCTCCGCCAGCCCGCGCAGTTCTGCCTCGAACCCCGCACCGTTACGGGTAATCTCGCCCAAAGTACCCCGAAACAGCAGGTCGCGCTGCGCCGGATCGGCCCAGTTGACCAGCCAGGCCTCCACCTCCGCCCCGTCATAGCGCCCGGCCAGAATATCAGCTTCGGTCAGCCCCGCATCGCTCAGCGCCCCCACGGCCTGCGTATTATCGACCGAAAGCCCGGTCGATTGCTGCAAGGCCCCTGCCGTCAGCCCGGTCGAGGCGCGGAAGGTTACCCCCCCGAACCGCAGATCACCGTCATGGTCGGTAAAGCCCATCTGCGTCCCGTCAACCCGCCGCACCAGCCAGGCCCGGCACACCGTCGTCACGCCGCCCGCCAGATGCGCGAGCAGATCGTCGCGCGCACTCATACCCGCACCTCCACCACCGGAACACTGGGCACATCGCCCGCCTGGAACGAGGCGACCGAAGTCTGAATGCGGTCAGTATCAAACCGCACCGGCACGTCGAACTCGAACCCGGCCGAGACCGCCACCCCCACTGCAGGCGGCGTGGAAAACCGCACTACCCCCGTTGTGGTATCAATGTCGAACTCCGGCCCCTCGACCTTCTGGTCGCGATCCACCGCCACCACGACGCTGCCGCGCACCGGCTTCACCACCGGCCGCACATAGCTCGCCTCGCCCGAGCGATAGGTCTTGCACAGCCCGAACTCGACCCGCGCGCCATCGCCCGTGCCGATGATCTGGTCGAACGGCGTCACCGCGCGCGAGGCGCGGCCGGATTTGTAATCCGACCAGTCCTTCCAGCGGAAGCCGAACATCTGCCCGCGCCGCGCCTCGAAAAACGCGATCAGCGTTTCCACATCGTCCAGAGAACGCAAGCCCACCCCCGCATCATAGCGCCGGCGCGAGTGCTCCCAGGGCGTGTTCCGTTCCTCGAACCCGTTGGTCAGCGTCACGATTTCCGTGCGCCGCTCCGGCCCGCCGACCGAGCCGAAGCTCAGATTGGCGGGAAAACGAATGTCGTGAAATGCCATGATCCCTCCTCAGCGGTTGCGCTGGCCACGCGCCAGCGCCCGGCTGGCCTGTGCCGCGATTTGTGACTGGCTGCGCTGAAAGCCCTGCACGTCGGGGGTCGTGATGTTCATCACCACCGTCACCGGCCGCCCGCCGCCCGAGGCCTGCACCCCCAGCCGCCCGTCGGCGCCGCGCGCCAGCGGCATGATCGCCTCCGGCCCCGCCTCGCCCATCAACCCGCTGCCGCCACGCATGGGAAAGCTGACCGGGCTGGATACCACGCCGCCCTTGGCGAAGGGCATCACCCGGCCTTGCGTGAAGGCGCCGCCCTTGGCGAAGGGCATGATCCCGCTGAACAGCGCGTTCATCCCCTCCGCCAGCAACCCGCCCACCGCATTCTGCACGGGCTTCATCGCCACGCCGTAAACCGTGTCGACCATGCTGCGCGCCACGCTCTTCAGCGCGTCCGACAGCTTCATCCCGTCGAACACCAGCCCGTCAAAGGCGCGCCGCAGGCCGCCGCTGATGCCGCTGCTCAGTTGATTGACCTCGCGGCCGGTGAACAGCAGCGTATCGCGCATCCGCGCCAGCTCGCCCTCGAAGGCGGTGACCATGCCGGTCGTGCCATCCAGTGTCGCCTCCAGCGCCGCGACCTGATCTTCAAGCGTCTCCAGATCCGCCATCCGCCTTGTCCTTCCTCAGATCAGGAAAGGCCGCGGCCAGTTCATCCAGCCGCGCCCGTGTCATCGCCGGGGTCGCACGATCCGCCCCCAGCATCAGCCGCAACTCCACCGGCGTCAGCCGCCAGAACTCGGCCGGGGTCAGTCCAAGCCCGTTCAGCCCCGCCCGCATGAGGCCCGGCCAGTCGATGCCGCTCATGCCTCGCCCGGCAGCGCGAAGGCCCGCGCCAGAAGTTCCGCCGCCGCCCGTGCCGCCCCGACCGGCCCGCCGCCGATCTCGACCGTGCGCAGATCCTCGGCCCGGCCCTGCCAGCCGCCGCCACGCAATCCCGCCACCAGCAAGGCCAGCACATCGCGGCTGGAGATCCGCCCCGCCTCGAACCGCGCCGCCAGATCCACCAAGGTGTCCTCGCCCAGGGTCATCTCCAGTTCCGCCAGCGTCCCCAGCGTCAGCTTCGCCACATGCGGCACGCCCTCCAGCGTCACCACCACCTCACCGGCAAAAGGGTTCGCCATGGTCAAAGCGCCGTAAACGTCAGCGCCCCGGCTGAGGCGAGCGTCAGTTCATAAGTCGCCTCGCCGTTATGGCTGCCGGAATATTCGATGGCGGTGATCTGGAACGGCCCCTCCACGATGCCGAAATCCGGGATCACCACCTGGAAATTCGGCATCTCGCCGTCAAAGAATATCTGCCGCGCGCGTTCGTCGGTATTGGAGTCCCGGAACACCCCCGAGCCCGAGATACTGGCCGAGCGCACACCCGCCCCCGCCAGCAGCTCGCGCCAGCCACCCTGGCTTTCAAGGCTGGTCACATCCACCGTTTCCGCGTTGAAGCTGATACGCGTGGCGCGCAGCCCCGCGATGGTCTCGAACTGAAGGCTGCCGTTCACGTCGATCTTGACCAGCAAGTCCTTGCCGCTTTGCACTGCCATGGAATTCTCCGATTACTGTAGGGATTAGCGGAATATCCACAGATCAACCGCCAATAATGTTTGATTAGTGCAACTCAATCCTCGACCCGGATGTCGAAGCGCAGGTCGATCCGTCGTGTGGCACCGGCGCCCAGCCGCCGCGCCACCGCCCGGACGAAGCGCGTCAACACCACCCGTCCGCGCGCCAGCACCAGCGCCTGATCCGTCAGCGCATCCGAGACGCGGACCGCGATTTCCTTCGCGGTCAGGAACCCGGCCGCATCGGAAATCACGCTGATCTGCACCCGGTGCAGCGCGCCCTCGCCGGTCTTGTCGCTGGAATCCAGCGCCTCCTCCGGCCCGATCAGCACAAAGCTTCCGCTGCCCCCGCCCACAGGCGGCGCATCAAACACGGGCACATCGGGAAGCGCCGCTACGAGCCGCTGATAGATCGCCGCCTGCAAGGCAGCCGCGACGCCATAGCTCATGCTGGCACCTCCTCCCGCGCGAAACAGATCAGATAGCGCGCGGCCGCATCGCGCTCCGACACCGCAAGGATCGGGAACAGCCGTGCCCCGTCGCGGAACCGCTGCCCCGGCAGCGGACGCGAGGCAGCGCCTTGGGCCGCGCCCCGCACCACGATCCGGTACGCGACCGAGGCCATCACCACCTCCTCACCCGCGACCTCACGCCCGGCGCCCGGCAACACCTCAGCCCAGAGCGTGCCCAGCGCCTGCCAGCTTTCCACATAGCCACCCGCGCCATCCGCCATGCGCAGAGGCGCCTCCAACAACAAAGGCCGTGTCAGCGAAGGCGCCCTCATGCCGCGCCCCCGCCCAGCACACGCACATTGCGCCAGCGTTCCACCAGCAGTTGCACCCCGCGCGGCAACGCCTCGGCCTGCCCCCCCGGCTCGTGCCGGGTCTCGTAGAACTGCCCGGCGAGCAGCAGTACCGCCTGCGCCAGATCGACGGGCACCGCTGTCCAGATCGCCCCGAAACCCGCCTCAAATACGACCTCCACCCGACCATCCTCGGGCACCGTCGGCAGCAGCGTGCCCACCGACGCCAGCCGCGGCCGATGTGTGTCGACAATCAGCTTCCACCGCGCGGGCGCAACCGGCACCGCCGCCTCACCCGCATCGAACAGCGTGACCGAATTCACTACCGAGACCGGCGCCACCGGCAGCGCCTGAGCCGTCGCATCACGCCAGCGGTCCAGCGCCAGGCGAAAAGTCCGCGTCAGAAGCACCTTGCCGGTGCGCGCCTCAATCGCCGCCATCGCCGCCCGGAGACAGCTTTCCAGCAAGCCATCCTGCATTCCGTCATCAGCAAAGCCGGTGCCCAGTCGCAGGTGATCCCGCAAAATCTGCACCGGCAGCGCTGCCCCTGGCACGCTCGTCAACTCTGTCAACATCATCATCCGCTCCTTGCCCCTCAAATGCGCCCCAAGGCGGGACCGGACGCGCGCCCCGCGCCACTCGGACGGAGGGGAGCAGCTAGAAGGCGCCGGACAGGCGCGCGTCCGCAGGTCCGGGCGCTACGCCCCCGGACCATCCGTCAGCCGGTCAGGAGACGGCAAATTTCAGAAGCTTGATCGCCGCGAAATCGCTGACCCCGCCGCCCACGCGCTTGGTGGCATAGAACAGCACATGCGGCTTGGCGGAAAACGGGTCGCGCAGCACACGCAGATCCGGGCGTTCGGCCACCGTATAGCCGGCCGCGAAATCGCCGAAAGCGATGGCATAGGCATTGGCGCCGATGTCGGGCATGTCCTCTGCGATCAGCACCGGATAGCCCATCAGCCGCGCGGGCTCGCCCGCCGCCAGACCGTCGCTCCACAGGAAGCGGCCATCGGCATCCTTCATCTTGCGCACCGCGCCCGCGGTTTTCGAGTTCATGACGAAGCTCGCATTGGCGCGATAGGTGGCGTCCAGCGCATAGACCAGATCGACGATGGCATCCGCCGGATTGGTTGCCGAAAAATCTCCTGCCGTGCCAGTGGCAATGTAGCCAAGGCTGCCCCAGGCCCAGCTCGCCTGCGCCACCTTGGTTCCGGTCAGAAAACCCCTGGGTTTGCCCACGCCATCGCCACCGACAAAGGCCGCCGCCTCGGCACGGGCAAACTTGTCGGCAATACGGCCCGCCAGCCAGCCTTCGACATCGAAGGCGCTGTCGTCCAGCAGGCGCTGGCTGGCCTTCGGCATGGCCGAAAGCTCATGCAGCGGGATCGAGATACGCTCGATCTGCGGCGCGGCGGTCTCGGTCACGGCGCTCGCCTCGGTGGCCCAGCCGGTGCCCACATCGCTGTGGTCGATCACCACATCGAAGGAGGTTGCCTCCACCTGCACCACATTGGCAATCGCCCGCAGCGACGAGGTGGATTTCAGGGACGACCGGATGGTCTCCGCCGTCTGCGGGTCCACCAGATAACCGCCCTCGGCCGCCACGGCAGTGTTCAGCCCCTTGCCCTCCAGCACGAGCCCGCGCAGCCCGTCATCATCGCCCGAACGCAGATAGGCGTCGAAGGCCTTCTGATGGGGCGCGCCCAATTCGGCCGCAGCCGAAAGCGCGGGGCGGCCGTAGGTCATGGTTTTGCGATCCAGCATGGTCAGTCGCTCTTCCTGTTGTTGCAACGCAGATTTCACTTCACCCTGAAAGACGCTGAATTCATTCAGGAAACCAATCATGGCGGCTTTCATTTCCACCGCTGATTCCAGCGGGACGGCAGACATGCCGCCTTCGCCCCGCGCCTTGTGCCCGGTCATTGCCTTGTCCTTTCCGTCTGGTCGTGAAGGCCGCCTAGCGGTCGGCCAGGGTCCGGCGGGCCTCGTCAAAGACCTGCGCCAGCGAACGCCAGGTGTCGTCGGGGCGATCGCCCTTCGTCGCCACCCGCGCCTCCGCAAGCATGGGGAAGGTGACCAGCGACACCTCCCACAGCTCCAGCTCGGTCAGAAGCCGCTGCCCCTTCCCGTCGCGTTCCGATTTGACCGTGCGATAGCCGATCGACAGCCCGTCGATGGCCCCCGCCGCCAGCAGCGCCGCTGCCTCGCGGCCACGCGCCACCTCGGGCAAGAGACGCCCCTTGACCCAAAGGCCCCGGCCATCCTCACGCGCCTCGTCCCAGATGCCGATAGGCTGCGTCGGGTCGTGCTGCCACAGCATCTTCACCCGCCGCGCCGCAGCACCCAGCCTCGCCAGCGATCCGGCATAGGCCCCCGCCTGCACCACATCGCCACCCTGATCGCGGCGCCCGAACAGGCTCGCATAGCCCTCGATCTCGGTGCCGCCGGTGACCCGCAACCCGGCCTCAGCCGTGTCGCCCAAGGCCACGAATTTCCGCTCCGGCGCGCCGAAGCCCGTGATATATCCCATGCCCGTCACCTCATCGCCGCTTTCAGCACCGCCTCGGCCCCCTGTGCCAGCAGGAAGGCCGCGACGCCGTAAACCCCCAGCCAGATCCGCTTTTCCAGCCGCTCCAGCGCGCCGTCGATCTGTGTCAGCCGGTATTCCAGCGCGCTCCAGCGCTCCTGCGCCACGCGCTCGTTCGCCTCGATCCGCGCCGCAGCCGCGTCGAAACTGTCGTATAGATAGCGCGACCCGCCGGAGGCCCGCTCACGCCCGCTCATTCCTCCTCCGCCAGCCGCGGCAGCCCCAGCAGCGCGCGCTTTTCGGCCTGCGTCAGGAAATCGGCGGCGCCGACCCGTGCCCATTGCTGGTCCCGCTCCACCGCCAGCGCCGGCACCTGATCCAGATCGGGGCGCAGTTCCACCGCCTCGCCAGTGAAGCCCGTCAGCCAGTGCGACACCGCCGCCGTAACCTTGCCCACCAAGGGCAGCACGGTCAGCCGATAGAAGGCGCGGTTCGCCTCCTGATAATTCGCATAGGTCGCGTCGCCGGGAATCCCGATCAGCATGGGCGGCACCCCGAAGGCGATTGCGATCTCGCGCGCCGCCGCCTCCTTAGTCTTCTGGAACTCCATGTCGCTGGGCGAGAACCCCATCGGCTTCCAGTCCAGCCCGCCTTCCAGAAGCATCGGTCGCCCGGCATTGCGCGCGCCCTGATGGTTCGCCTCGATCTCGGTCACCAGCCGGTCATACTGATCCGGGCTCAGCACCGCCTGCCCGTCGCCCCCCTTGTAGACGATGGCCCCCGAGGGCCGCGCCGCATTGTCCAGCAGCGCCTTCGACCAGGCACTCGCCGCCGAATGCACATCCAGCGCCACCGCCGCCGCCTGCATCGGCGCGAAACCGTAATGGTCGTCCTGCGGATGGAAGCTGCGGATATGGCAGACCGGCACCACCTCACCCGTCATGTCGAACCGATGCACCCGGCCGCCGACTGTATAGTCATAGGCGACAGGCCAGCCATCCGCCCCCGGCACCAGGCTCATCCGGTCGGAACGCAGCACATGCAATTCGCCCGGCACCCGCCCCGCGCCCGGCACCGCCTCCAGATAGGCGTTGCCCGACAGCAGCAACTGCGCATAGACCGCTTCGAACATATCCGCCCGCCCCTGCGCCGGATTGGGCCGCCGCACCAGATCCAGCACCGGGTGCTGCTCATAGCGCCGCTCGGCATCCTGCAAGACCAGAGGCAGCGCCGCCGCCGCCTCGGCGATCAGCTTCACCGCGCGAAACCCCACTGGATTGCCCTGAAAGCCGTTGCGCACAAGGCTCACCGTATCCCGCGCGCTCCAGACCGACCGGCCCGAAAGCCCGAAGGCCACCACCCGCCCCGTGGCCGAGGCTTTCTGCTCCGGCGCCACCCTTTCGGCGCGCCGCAGGAAATCGAACACCATCCCGCTCTCCTTCATCCGGGCAACAGCCCACCATGCCCGCACGCCAGCGCGCGCGGCCCGGAGCCTCTTGCTTCTTGTCCAAATACTCCCGCCGGAGGCGCCTACAGCCGCCGCACCTGCGGGCTGGCCTGCCGCTGCGCAGGCTCCACCATCAGCGCGGTCAGCGCCCAGACCAGCGCGTCCACCCGGTCGGGCGAGCCACGGCCTTCATACCCCCGCGCCGTCATCCGGCACATCTGATCCTCCAGCCGCGCCAACCCCCGCAGATGAGTCACCCGTCCCTGCTCATACAGTGCCGCCACCGGCTCAGCCCGCGCGGCCTTGCCCTTTGAGGCCCGCACCGCCCGGAACGGCACCAGCGGATCAACCTGCCGGATCACCGCCTGCACCAGATCGCCGCCCTGATTGACCTCGGCCACCAGCCGATCAGCGCCGTGCCGCTGCATGGCGGCAATCGCCGCCCGCGCCCAGCCATCGGGCGAGGCGCCCTGCACGCTGGCATCTTCCAGCACACAGGCCCGCCAGTCCTGCACCGGCCCCTCGGTCACTGCGCTGACCACCACGATCCCGCATTCGTCCGACCCGCCATGGCCGGTGACCGGCGGATCGACCGCCACCATCACCCGCCCCTTGTCCGGCGCCTCAGCCACCCGCGCCCGCTCCAGCATCTCATGCGTCCAGAGCGCGCCTTCCGCATCCTCGACCAGAATGCCCTCCAGCTCCTGCATACCCGCCCGCGTGCCGCCATAGCGCGCCGTCACCTCATCGAGGAAACTCGCCGCCAGATAGGCGCGGTTGGCATCCGTCGGCGCATGGGTCACCACCGAAGACGGATTGTTCAGGATCGCCTTCAGCACCGCCACATTGCGCGGCGTCGTCGTGACCACCTGCTGCGGATGCGGCCCCAGACGCAGCGCAAATTGCAGCTGGTCCCAGGTCTCCTCCGCCTTCTTCCACTTCGCCAGCTCGTCCACCCAGGCTGCGTCGAACTGCGGCCCTCGCAGGCTTTCCGGCTCATGCGCCGAAAACACCTGCGCCACCGCGCCATTCGGCCAGACCAGCCGCCGCCGCCCCGCCTCCCATTGCGGGCGCCGATCCGGGGGCGAGCATGCCAGAATCCCGCTGTCGCCGAAGATCATCACCTCGCGCACCTGATCCTGCGTCTCACCCACCAACGCCACCCGGCTGGCCCGGCCGGGGTCGGCGGGGCGCGCACCTTCCACCTGTGCGCGCACCCATTCCGCCCCGGCCCGCGTCTTGCCTGCCCCGCGTCCGCCCATGATGACCCAGGTTTTCCAGGCCCCCACAGGCGGAAGCTGGTGCGGCAGCGCCCAGAACTCGAACATCCACGGCAGCGCCAGCAGCGCTTCATCGCTCAGCCCGCCCAGAAACTCATCCACCACCGCCGGCGTCACGGAGGCGAGCCAGCCTGCGCCCGATTTCAGCCCGGGCCGCGGCGAAATCCAGTTCTCCGCCAGAGCCTCCTGCGCCCCCGGCAACCTGCTTGCGGAGTTTGTCAACGCGCGTCCTTTCATCCATGACCATCTGGAAAGCCACGCGCAGATCCTTCACGGCCTGCGCTGCCGCCTTCACCTCGCCCAGTTCGCCATCCCGCAGCCTTCGCGTGGCCGTGGCCAGCTCCAGCGCGATTTCCTGGTAATAATCTTCCGTCGCCCTCAGCAAAGCCTCAGGCCCGTTCTCTCCCGCAGAGAAGTCCATTCCCATCCTGCTGCCGCCCGCCTCTCATGCCTCCGCACGAGTGAAATGGAAAAGCGAGCGCCCCGGGTGCCCCCCGATCAATCGCTCGCCGCATTTCTTCTAGCATGCGACCATCTCTATATCTTCGGCGTGAAAAAGTCAATTATTATTGTATTTTCAATATATTAACCAAAAGAACGCACCATGCCAGATCCCTGCAACACCCCGCCAATCACCCTTGGCAAACCCACCACAACCCGCTAGGAAACCATCCGGAACAGTGGCCGAGTGGTCTAAGGCAACCGACTTGAAATCGGTCGGGCCAGAGATGGCCCCGTGGGTTCGAATCCCACCTGTTCCGCCACTTCAGTCCGCCTCTGGGCACGCCAATCGCCGCCGATTGCCGCACTTGGCCGCCCGCGAGCGTCCTGAGCAGTTCCGTTTTCGATCCCATGATGCGAATTGCGTCGTCTGCGACCTCGACACGCTGCGCCAAGGCGCGCAGGTGATCCCGCCGATAGCCGCCCTCACGGTCCCGGATACGGTCGCGGGCGATCTGCGAAAATTGCCGGATCATCGCCGGGCTGACAGCGCTGTGGCCGGGGCTGTCGAGCAGCGCTTGCGCCCGGTCGGCGTCCGCCCGCGCCTGATCGCGGATGACCTTTAGGCCGGCGATGCGTTCGGACAGCGCTGGGTCGTCCAGATCGGCCACCCCCGCCTCGATGGCGTCATAGAGACGCTTGAGGCGCAATTCCGATTCGGCGGCCCGGCGCTGCAATTCGGCGATGTGCTGGCGGCGGCGCTCGGCCCGATCCGAGCGGCGGCCTAGGACGCTGCCAAGCAGTTTCTCCAGTCGATCGGGATCGAGCAGGCGTTCCTCGATATGACCGGCAACCATGGTGTCTAGCTTGTCCATGGGGATGGCCCGGCCCTTGCAGCCGGTTTCGCCCTGTCGTGCCCGGATCGAGCAGGCATAGTAGCGGTAGCGACCGCTCTTGCCGGTGCGGATGGTCATCGCGCCCCCACAGTTGCCGCAATAGCAGATGCCGGTCAGAAGCGTGGGACCGATCACGACGCGCGCGGGTAATTTGGTCTTGGGATTGCGGGCCTGCAACAGCTTCTGCACCGTGTCGAAGGTCTCGCGGTCGATGATCGGCGGCACCGGCACGATGACGAGTCCATCGGAATCCTTGTCCGTCTTGTTCTTCCGGTTCTTGCCCCATTGGTGCTCGCCCATATAGGTGCGTCGGGTCAGGATGCGGTGAACCTGGCCGACGCCCCAACGACCGCCGTCGCGGGTGAAGATGCCCTTGCCGTTCAGATGCTTGACGATGGCCTTGACGCCCATCTGGCCGGTAGAGCCGTCGCCTTCCAGCGCCAGGCGATAGATCAGTCGGATGGTGTCGGCGTGCAACGGGTCGATTTCCAGTTTCTTCTTGACCTTCGCGCCGCGCTGCTCGGCTGCGACGACGCGATAGCCGACCGGCGGCAGCGAGCCGTTCCAGAAGCCTTGCCGGGCGTTTTCCTTCAAGGCGCGCAGGACGTGCTTGGCGTTCTCCTTAGACTGGTATTCGTCGAACAGCGCCATGATCTGCCGCATCATGACGTGCATGGGATCGTCGCCCATCTCCCGCGTGATGGAGACGAGGCGAATGCCGTTCTTCGCCAGTTTCCTGACGTAGAACTCCAGCTCGAAATGGTCGCGGAAGAAGCGCGAGAAGCTATGGACCACCACCACGTCAAACGGCGCGGGCTTGCTGGTGCCTGCCTCGATCATGCGCTGGAACTCGGGACGGCGGTCGTTGGTGGCCGACGCGCCGGCCTCCACGAAGGTCTCGACAAGCTGATAGCCGCGCGCCTCGCACCATGCTTCGCCCTGCTTGCGCTGGTCGGGGATCGACACGTCATGCTCGGCCTGCCGGGAGGTCGAGACGCGCAAGTATAGGGCAGCCCGCAGGGCGACATTGGGATTTTGGATGTTCAT